GAGATATCTTGCGAACTCTTTGAATATGAAGATGAAGAAATTGATACCGGCATTTCGGAAATTGATGAAGTTTTAGAAGATGTTGGATATATTACCGATCTAAAGTTGGTTGCTTTTGGAGGAACTGCAGAATGTCAAGCATCAGTTAGTTCTCTTACTGGAGTCAGTAAAGTTGTTCTTTTAGATGATGGTTCAGGATACACTGAAATACCTACTGTTACAATTAGTGATCCTGGAGGAAATCCAGATACAAGTGGAATATTAGGTGCCCTCCCAACATCGCAATATTCAAAAACTGCCACGGCCGTAGCAATAACAACTTCTGTCGGAGGTGTTCAATCGATAAAAGAGATTTTAATTACAAATACTGGATATGGTTATACAGAACCACCTACAGTGACTATTACTGGAGGTAATGGTTCCGGTGCTATCGCAACATGTATTATATCAACAGGTTCTATTTTAAATATTGGAATCACCGATAAAGGAGACAGATATTATCAACCTCCAACAATTACAATAGATCCTCCAGTTGGTGGAGGAACAACAGCAACAGCTATATCAAGAATTCAATCAGGAAGACTTTCTGAAGTTTTAATAACAAATGCTGGTTCTGGATACACAACAATACCAAATATTACTGTTTCTCCACCACCTTCTGTAGGATTTGGTACTTATATTGTATCTGAAACTGTTACTGGATCTCTTTCTGGAGTTACTGCCGAAGTTAAGTCATGGACTAATCCTGGACAAGATATTGATAAAACTTTAAGAGTTTCTATAAATAGTGGAACATTTAGTGAAGGAGAAAATATTGTTGGTTCATCTTCTTCCGCAATATATACTTTAAAGACCTATGATTTAGATACCTCATCAAGTGATCAATATTCGAAGAATGATGATTTTGAATTGGAGGCAGATAAAATACTAGACTTTACAGAATCAAATCCATTTGGTACATATTAATGTTAGGAACATATTACTATCACGAGATTATTAGAAAAACTATCGTGTCATTTGGCACACTTTTTAATGATATTCATATTCAACATAAAAATGATTCAGACAATACTATTTCTGATATGAAAGTTGGTTTATCATACGGACCTTCTCAGAAATTTTTAGCAAAAATACAACAGCAGGCAGAATTATCAAAATCTGTTGCTATTACACTTCCAAGAATGTCATTTGAGATGATTGGAATACAATATGATCCAACAAGAAAAACTGGAATTACCCAAACATTTAAAGCTTGCGATGATGGAGGGAATGTAAAAAAGGTATATATGCCCGTTCCTTATAATATTACATTCGAATTAAATATTTTTAGTAAATTAAATGATGATGTACTGCAAATAATAGAACAAATATTACCATTTTTTCAACCATCTTTCAATTTAACAATTGATTTAGTCGATTCTATCGGAGAAAAAAGAGATGTTCCTATAGTTCTCGATAGTATTGATTTTCAAGATGACTATGAGGGAGATTTTGCAACTAGAAGAGCACTCATTTATACTTTAAGATTTACTGCAAAAACACACCTATTTGGTCCTATTGCAGATTCTACAGATGGTCTTATTCGTAAGGTTCAAGTTGATATGTATTCGGGTACAAACACTCAAACTGCAAAACGTGAAATGAGATATACTGTAACACCCAAATCACTTGAAGATAAGAATAATGATGGAGAAATTAATTCAATTGATGATGCACTTCTTGAACCTGGTGATGATTTTGGATTTAATGAGGAATGGGATTTTTTCCAAGATTCTAAACAATACAGTCCAACCCAAAAAACTGATATTTAATAGTTATGTCTGATAATTATGAATCGATAGATAATGCACTCAATACAACGAGTGATATCATTAAATCGGAAAATAAGTCTTCTAAGATTAAACATATCGATATGACGAGAGATGGTCATATCGATAAAGATTATGAGTATAGTCGTGCAAATCTCTATTCCCTCATAGAGAAGGGTCAGGAGGCAATCAATGGCATTATGGAGGTAGCAGGTGAAGGAGGCAGTCCAAGAGCATACGAGGTCGCAGGGCAGTTGATTAAGAGTGTTGCTGATACTACCGACAAGTTGATAGATCTTCAGAAAAAACTTAAGGAAGTTGAGGAAGATTCTAAAAAGACTACCAATAATGTTACCAATAACGCGGTATTTGTTGGTTCCACTTCAGAACTTCAAAAAATGCTGAAGCAAGGTTTTCTAAATAATAAGGATAATATTTAAAAATTATGAAAGACGGTAAGTCTTCCAAAGACAAAGGTTATTCACTCCGAGACTGGTTTAAAGGTGGTGGATGGAAACAAACTGGTGGTAAGTATGATGGGAAACCATGTGCTAAACAACCAGGTCAAACCACAAAACCTTACTGCCGTGATCCCGATGATCGTGCAGCAATGAGTAAAGATGAAAGGAATAAAAGAGCTGCTAAAAAACGTAGAGAAGACCCAAATCCAGATAGAACAGGAAAGGCAAAAATCGTGACTCAAGAAGAAACTAAAAAAGATGCTTGCTATAAAAAAGTAAAAGCAAGTGCTAAAGTTTGGCCATCTGCTTATGCTTCTGGACGTTTAGTTCAGTGCCGTAAGAAGGGTGCTGCTAATTGGGGTAATAAATCAGAGTCTTATGAGTTCTCTAACTGGAGAGATGATTTTCAAGCAACTGAATATGAATTTGTTGATCTCATCAAACCAGAACCACTAAAAGGTCAGCAGATTGATGAAAATGTTTCATCTGGAAGATCACGTCTTGCAAAATCGGGAAGAGTTGCGGGCAAAATAGTTGGTGCGGTTACTAATACCGAAAAATCTAAAGAATTTGAAAAGCAAAAAGCAAAAGATATTTCAAACGACAAATCATTCACAGATAAAGTAGATGTATCAGGGTTGAGTCCAGCAGAAGCATTGACTAGAAAAAGACAAGCAGAAAGAAAAGCAGCAAGAGAAAGAATAAAATCTAAGGAAAAAGCAGAAAAAGAAAGATTCAAAGGAGGAAGATTTGGAAGAATGAGAGAAGAAGCAGAGTTGGATGAAAAATGTTGGGATGGTTATACCCAACAAGGTATGAAAAAGAAAGGTAAGAAAGTAGTTCCCAACTGTGTTCCAGTTGGAGAAGAAAAGCATACTCCAACCAAATCTGATTTGGAATCAAGTATTGGTGGTGGCAACTTAAAAAAACTTACAAAAAAAGCAGTTAAAAGAATTGATTATGATGTTGATGGTGATGTAGATCCTAATGATAAAATTGAAAAGAAGACGGGTGATTATGGTGAAGAACTTCCAACTCCATTTGGTAAGTTTAGAACCGGCAATTCTAAGAAAGTAAAAGTCAATAAAGAAGAATTTTCTAATTGGAGGGAAGAGTTGTCGGAAGGTGCTGCCTGGACAAAGAAGTCAGGTAAAAGTGAGTCTGGTGGTCTGAATGAAAAGGGTCGCAAGTCTTATGAAAGAGAAAATCCTGGTTCTGATCTAAAGGCACCAAGTAAGAAAGTTGGAAATCCTCGTCGCAAATCATTCTGTGCAAGAATGAAAGGTATGAAGAAGAAACTGACTTCTTCCAAAACTGCTAATGACCCAGATAGCAGAATCAATAAGTCCCTCAGAGCTTGGAATTGCTGATATGAAAAGTTTTCAACAATTTCTCTCAGAAAGCATCACCATCAATGGTGATTTTAACGGAACTCTTAATGTAGGGAGTTCCCAACCAGAACAGGCACAAGAATCTTTCTTTGCCGATGTTGTCTGGGAAGGAAAGATTTATCGACTTGAAGTTGAGGGTAGTATGATGGGTAAAAATGAGTTAGCAGAGCATATTCAAGGAGAATACCCTGGAGCGATTATTCAACAAATTTATCCTGGTATCCCACAATCAAAAATTAAAAGTGCACAAAGGTATAGACCAGAAAGGTTAGGTTGGAGTGATTAATGGCACAGTGGAATAAAATTACACAAGACTACCTCAATCAAGAGAGAAGTCTATTTGAAGTCTATATGTGTGCCGATAGATACGGCAACATTGATGGATGCCACGGAACGGCAAGTGGTAGTAGTGCATTTGGTGAAGTTGTATCTGTTCCTATTACACCAGTGTTTCAACTGGATGGATTGTATGGTTTAAACTCACAAAAGTTTGAAACATACTCATTTGGAACTGGTATTACAACTTCTACCACTTTGATGACGGCATCAACCGGAACTGGTGCTTATGGTTATGGAGTTGTTCGTTCTAAAAGGGCAGTAAGATATCGTCCTGGTCAAGGTGCCCTTGCAAGATTTACTGCACAATTCTCTGGTAGTGTAGAAGGATATACACAAAGAGCAGGTTTCTTCTCACAAGAACAAGCACTTCAAGTTGGATTTAATACCAATGGAAGATTTGGCATTCTGCGTGAGAATGGTGGTAAGGCACATATTCATAGATTTGAAATTACAACACCAGCAAGTGGAACTGAAACTATAACAGTAACTCTTAACGGCAATTCAACAGATGTTGTTATTCCTAGTGGAACAGCAACACAAAACGCAACTGGTATTGGAACTAATACTTTCCCTGGATGGATTACCGATTATCAAAATGGATATGTTGAATTCCTATCCACAAGTGTAGGTCCAAAGACTGGCACATTCTCTATCGCAAGTTCTGGAACACTTGTAGGAACATCAGTTACATCACAAACAGGAATCAATCATACTAGTGATTGGACATATCAGGAAGATTGGAACTTTGACACTATGGATGGTAGTGGTGGAGCATCGAACCCATCAGGTGTTACTTTAGATCCAACAAAGTTGAATGTATATCAAACCAATTTCCGTTGGTTGGGTGTTGGTGAAATGAGATTTGCCATTGAGAATCCATCAACTGGAGATATGATGCCTATTCATCATATTCACTATTCAAATAAAAATAATGATGTTCACCTAGACAACCCTTCTCTTAAAATTGGTTATGTTGCTGCCAATCTAAACG